TATCTTGCTGACCAAAAACAATAGTTGAGTTTGTAGTTGCATAAACGGCGTTATAGGTCGTGCCTTGAAAATCGATAGCCGAAGGCAGGGCTACTTGATAAGAGACATCATCGCCTCCGCAGGTATTTTGGACGATTACTGGAGCCGAGGTCGCAGTACCCGTATCTGTTGGGTTCAAGACGGTAGCCGAGTCTGAGGCGGTAGCCACGGATTGAGCCGTAGTTACGCAAGAGGCTGAGGCTGAGTCGGTAGGCAAGAAAGTCCACCAAAAGACCAAAGAACAGATGGCGAGAATACGGAATAAGCGCAATTTTGACCCTTTGAACAGGGGTCACGGGGACACGGGGACACGAACTAGGGCTAATTGTACCTTGAGCGATATTCATGCTAAACTGGGGTTGTAAATGAGAGGAGACCCAATGAGCGTGACAAAAGAGTTCGCAGTCAAGATTGATACAGAGTTATCATCTTGGTACAACAAGCGTTGGGATTTAATCAGCAAACTAGAGAGTGCTGAAGATTCAGTTAAGTTTTACGAAAAGTATTACCCAACTTCAGTAGAAAAGATTCAAGAATCTATTGAGAAGGTTGCAAAGATTAAGTCAGAAATTGTCAAGGTCAATATCGAAATCAAAAAGTTAGATGCGATTTACGACCAAGACCCATGGACAAGAGCGTTCTTAGTTCTTGCCAGCAATGGTCATGTTCACAGTTCAATGGATTGCTCAACTTGTTTCCCAACTACTCGTTACAACTGGTTAATCCAGTACAGCAACGACGATGAGAAAACAATCGTTGAGGATGCTGGTCAAGATGCTTGCACAATTTGTTACCCAAGCGCTCCAGCAGAAGTTTTGAATCGTCCATCACGAATCGTCACAGCAGACAAAGTTGCTAAGGCTCAAGCAAAGGCAGAGCGCGACGCAAAGAAGGCTGAGCGAATCGCTAAGGAAAAAGCAAACGCTCCAACAAAAAGCGGTGAGTTCCTTTACTTCAAAGATGGAAAATACACAGAGGTAATCAAGACAGAGCGTTCAGCGGTTACAGAGTGGTTCAACTTGCAATGGAAAGTAGAAGTCGTGACTCACTACTTCGATGGAACACCACACAGCGCTGAATCAATCTTGGAGCAAGAGCAAAAAATTGCTAAGAACAAAGAGAAGGCTGACATCATCTGCCAAAATCTTGCAGAGAAGAACGGCGTGTCATTTGACCAGCAGTTGAAAATACTTCAGAATAAGTACAAGAAGAGGGGGAACTAATGAACCAAGTAGAAGATTTAATGGCACAGTTGGTCGCTGAACATAGCGAGCCACTTCATCCTGACCTGCTTCCATACTTCGAAAAAAGCACAGGTGAGTGGGAAATGTTGCGCCATCCACTTGTTTATCAAGTGCCATTCCGTTCAAACGGTAGCGCTAATGCTCAGTATGCCCAAAAATTAAAAGCAGTCAAAGAAGCGCTTGGCTCTTGGAATTACAGCCAATATGTATTTTTACATGAGCGCCCATACAGAGTTGAAGCGTTCAAGAAAATCGAGAAGCAATTAGGGATTGTCAATTACTGGCAATTACTTACTCAGGTTTGGATAGATACAGAAAACCAGTATGCCTATCTAAAGGATTGGAAGAAATTACTTTCCGCTGACCGTGGAGACCGTAACGACATGATGAATGACGAGGATAAAGAATCCTTGCGCTTGCTTCCTGAAGAGGTAACTATTTACAGAGGTTGCCAAGAAGGATTGAACGAGAACGGATTATCTTGGACACTAGATAAATCCAAAGCAGAATTCTTCGCCAATCGATTTGGCAAGAAGGGAATCATCTTGGAGAGGAAGATTCCAAAGTCAGAAATCGTGGCACTACTTACAGTCCGCGGTGAGACAGAAGTTATATGGGAGGAAAAATAATGAAATGCTTTACTTGCGGTAGCGAGTTAAGACTGACCATGATTAAAGGAAAAACCTATTGCTTTAGATGTGAGGCAGATGCTTCACTTCAGGCTTACGGTGTAGTTCGACGAATCAAAGAGAGGACAGCATGAACGAGACCAGTTATATCGAGCGAGTATGTTCGAGAAGAGGAGTCCGCTTAAGTGCCAAGGGTCGTAAGTGGGCAGAGAACGCTGAAGGCATTGCCTTTGTATTTTTTATCCTGCTCGCCTTCGGGGTTGTGGGGTCAATAGAGAGTGGGAAGTGGTTCGGATGAATCTACTATCACGCCTAGGGCGGAACAAGCCTCTACGGGTCTCTGAAGGCTCATTAAGGGCAATTCGGCGAGCGCAGTTGGAAAAGGTGCTATCTGAAGAGGCTGATAAGCGACGCGCCCGAAAGAAGGCTCGAGAGTTCAAGTTGAATTCTTAACCCCAGTAGGGTATACTGGTTTTGTAACCAAGAGAGGGGATACAAAATGAAGGCGCTTGAAGAGATGACTGCTCAAGAGATTCTAAAGGCAATAGCCAAGTTAGATAGAGCGATGTTTGCTCAACCAGTTGCAAAGCAAGCCGAATATGCGAAAGCAATAGGTCGATTGATTCAACTTCATCAGAAGAAAATTAAAGAGGGGGCAAAATAATGACAAAGACAGATATTCACGCGGAAAGCAATCGTATTATTGGTTCGTATGTCGCTAAGCAAGAAGCGATAGCCAAAGCAAGTGCTTATGACATTCTTGTAGAGGCATCAGAATCAGCAGAGCAAGCGGTCAAGGCTTGCCGTCCAACACCGATTGTTGTCGGTACTCCAACAACTTTCCTTGGAAATAAAATTGACGAATCAAAGCCAACATATTTTATTGAAGGTGGCGTTTGCGGATTCGCTTCAGTCGTCATCAAACCAGCGCGAGGTAAATTCGTTGCTCTTTTGAAGAAGCGCGGAATCGGTGGAGCGCATTATTACGGTGGTTATTCCGTCAGTTCATGGGAGTTTGCACCAAGTATCCGTCAAGACCAAAGTTACGAAAGAGCGTGTGCGGCGGCTAAGGGAGCGGTAGAAGTTCTCAAGAGTTACGGCATCAATGCTTATGTTGATTCAAGGATTGACTAAGTAACAAACAGAATTCATCCCGTCGGTCTCTTCTTAGATTGGCGGGATGAACCTTACTATCCGTCGGGTATCATTTCCGACGGGTACCCATAGTCGGTGGCGTTGTAGCGCTGTTGCGCGTCCGTCCTCTCTCTAGCGTGACTGTATTGCTCCGCCACCGACGCTCAACTATTGACAGTCGTTCATCTCCATGATGTACCCTTAAATCAGGTTCGCAAAACACCTACTAGCCAAAGTGAGGTCAGTCCGATACTGACAACATAGAAGCGTTACAACCAGTAGCGATTAAGTGTTCACTCCTAACAATGGAGGAATATGCGATTCTATGAAAACATCTTCAAACCAATTCCAAGCATTATCTTTGTTCTTGGAATTATCATTATCAATCCGTTCCACATTCCACCTGACCCAGTAGCGCAAGCAAGTGAAATACCAGTAATGAAACCAATACTGGTCGAGCGCACACCCGAAGCATCCAAAGAGTTCGCTCAAAAGCGTCTTGATGCTTACGGTTGGGATACACCTACGCAATGGGAATGTCTCCTATCGCTGTGGACTAAGGAATCAAACTGGCGCCCTAATGCGTACAACAAAACACCCGTATACCAAAATGGAGAAAAACTTCACGCTGGCGGAATCCCACAAATACTTGGACTAAATCCTGACCTTACGGTGGAGGTACAAGTGGAGCGCGGACTCATCTATATCGAATCTCGATATTCGAATCCCTGCTCGGCGTGGCGCTTTTGGGAAAGAAATTTTTGGTACTAACCTCCCTAAATGGGAAATCAAGAAGAACATAAGAAACCTTCAGCAATAGACGATGCGCTCGCCGAAATCGGGCGCATCGCCTTTGTTGAACCAGCAATTTGTACAGGATGGGTTCTCGTATCCGAATGGATGGGAGAGGGCGACAAAGATTATTGGACGCTCACACTTGCTGATGACCAAAATCCTGATTGGCGTCATCTTGGATTAGTTCACCATGGATTAAAAAACTGGGAGGGGAATGATGATGTCGGACTTAGAGATAAACCAAGCGAAGATTGAAGAAGAAAGATTACAACTGCTCAACGATTTAATTAGGGAGCGATTCGGAGAATGGGCGACACGCAAAGATGTCCCAATCACGAATAATCAAGAAGTCTCAAGATAACATTTATACATGGGTTCATTTACATCTAAAGCGCCATGTCGGGAAGCCGACCCTTGGCTCTTTGACCAATTCAATTTAGATTTAGCACAACCCGCGTTAAATTATTGTTCTCGTTGTTATTTTTGGACAGAGTGTGAATCTCTAGTACAGCCTAAGCCAAACTTCTATGACGGAATTGTTGGTGGCAAGGTATGGCGCAATGGAAGAGTATTGGCTAAGTTAGACGCCTCTTCCCCTAATCGCTTACTTGTCGGAGAGGAACTTGATGAAGAAAATTTTGATGCCTTGGAAGTTCGAGGGAGCGAGTTGCTGGGGCTTGGAGACGGATTATTTTTTCCCCGAGAAGAATTTGATAACGGAAGAAAACAAGAAAGCGAAAAAGATTTGTAATGGATGCGTATGGAAAACAGAATGTCTGACCTATGCGTTACATTACAAAGTAGTCGGCATTTGGGGTGGAACATCTACTAAAGAACGCGACAGAATGAGAAAAAAACTAAACATAATCGCCAAACCAATATCGAATGAAAGGCACATAGCATGACAGCAATAGCAATAGCAGGAAATCTAGCAAGCGACCCTGAGTTGCGCTTTACCCCTAACGGTAAAGCAATGGCAACTTTCACAATCATTTCTTCTAAATCACAAAAGAAACCTGATGGCACTTGGGAAAATACCGATGTCACTCCATGGTCAGTTAAGTGCTGGAACAAACTTGCTGAGAATGTAGCGGACTCTTTGAAAAAGGGAATGGGTGTAATCATCCAAGGGACGGCAGTTTGGGAATCTTGGGACGATAAAACCACGGGAGAGAAAAAAGGCAAGATGACCGTGACCGCTTTTAATGTCGGAGTGGACTTGAAGCGCCACATAGTTCAAGTGGTCGATGTTCGCCGTAATGCTGAGGGCGATACAGAGGTAGACCCTTGGAGCGCACCGACTTGGAAAAAGGAACCTGAAGCCCCTGAGTCGTTTCCTTTCTAACCCTGATGTAGTATTATTAGGGTTAATAAACTCTCGAAAGGGGTTGTAAATGGCTTGGACTGATTTCTTCACAAAGGAATTAGCAGGTGCGAAAGTAGTTGTTGATTCCAATGGCAAACCGTTTATCTCAAAAGAGATTGCTCTAAAAGAGTATATTGAGATTGAATTAAACATTCAGGAAAATGCTTTGCCTTACAACATCTACTTCCGTCGTTTTGATGCTATTGGTGGCGAACTAGAAAACCGTCTATTCGCTCAAGTTGGCGACAGAGAATTGGCTTTGAAATCGTCTTTGGATATTACTAACAAGAGACTTAACTCTTTTGAGTTTGTCCTAGACGGAGAATAAAAAGGCTAAATTCGCCTAGCGGTATAATCGACGGGTGTACGATAACCTTTCACCCAATAGTGAAGGTGTCGTGTCTGTTTTGGGGGCTTTTGCTATTCAAACTCACGAATTGTTTTCGGAGTTAGTACAGGCGGGATTCAACCAAGAACAGGCAATCGCAATCGTCGTCGGATTAGCAACCAAAGAGTAGAGGGTTAAATGGCTGAGAAAATAACGCCTGATTTACAAGAGTTCGGCTCTACTGGTCTGCGTCGTTCGGGCGGAACGATATTTGAAGAATTTTTAGTAAATCTCCGCGGACAACGCGGTGCAAGAATCTATCGAGAGATGGCGGACAACGACCCGACTATCGGCTCAATGTTATTCGCAATCGAAAAAGTTATTACTCGTCTTGAATGGCGCATCGACCCATACTCTG